GCAATCAAAAACCATGTAAGTACCAAAAGCGTACAAGCAGAAGAAATAAATTATGATGGATTAGGACTTGTACCATATGCAAACAAATTCCTAGACCAAATAGAAGACCCAATCTTCTACGAAGCATACCGTAACAGCTTATCATACAAAGCTGACTTCACAATAGATGAAACCAACACCAGAAAAGCAATCCTCAACACCGCAATGTTCACAACATACGTACAAAAAATCATTCAAAGCGAACCATTACTCGAGGATGCAAATTACATAACTGGTGTACATGGTAAAGCACACATCTACGGTATCGAAGACACCATCGCAACCGAAGACGGAGCACTACCAGAACACTTCTACTTCGACAAAGATGTAGCACTCCAAGAAGCTACCATCAACGATATTGAAGTAGAAACCTACCCACAAAGAACTAAAATCAACATATCTGACAGACAAAGACTCGCAAACGTATTCGGGGATGACCTCGTAAACATCTTACTTGACAGAACCGTTCAAAGGTTAAAACAAGGTGTAGCTGCTGCTCGTTTCTATGGTAATGAATCTGCTGCTAACAGTATAGACCTCCAATATCGTAGACAAGACGGTTACCTCAAAGGTGCAGGTGTACAATTAACAAGTGATGATGTAAACCTTGATAAAATCACTGACATCTTTGATACAATGTTCTACAGCTTACCAGAGGAAGCTCAAGTAGAATCTGATTATGTATTCTATGTGCCAACCAACATTAGAAGAGCTTTCGGTTCTTACTTCCTTGATAAAGCAGCTGACAGAGCTATTGACTTCATCGGTCAAAGAACACCACTCTACTGGGGTGACATTCCTATCAAAGTATCACCTACACTTAACAACAAACCAGTAAGAGACTTACTTGATGATGGTAATGTATCCGTATTACTTACAAAACCAACCAACACACACTTTGTAGTAGGTCGTGAAGCAGGTATTGAACCTAAACGTTACGCTGAAACTTCATCTGATACTTTCTACGCAACTATTGATACTGCTAACGCTTACAGTATCAGTGATTATGCTGTAAGATTATCATTAACTGCTGATGAATATGCTGGTCTTGTTGGTGGTAGTCAAGATTCTGGTGATGACCAACCATAGGGACTCACCAGTAGTTGATTTGAGGGAATATTGGGGGAATCCACACACACACGCCCTCACAAAACCCCCCTACACATTTTTTTTTGGTATATAATAACTATTATTGGAGGTCACACAAAAAAATGATAACCGCATACTGCACAATAAAAGACGTCAAAGACCTATCACGGGTAACACCCAACAAGATAGGACTAGACAAAACCGAAGCAGACGAACTCGACAACATACTACAAGAATGGATACTACAAGCAAGCGCACTAATCAACGACTACACCAACAACCCACTAACAGAAACCGACACCACGGGGCAAACAACCAAATACTACGTATACCGCAACATAGCAACCCGTATAGTCGCAAACATGTGTGCACTCAGTGCCGCATACAAAAGCCACAGCGTAGTAAAAGTCAACGATTGGAGCATAAGCACAGTACCCAGCGAAGTATTCCCCGTTGCCATGAAAAAAGAACTGGAAAACTATAAAAGCGAGACCAGTAACAACAGTACAGCATTCGGAGTACTCACAGTCAAAGGTGGAGGAATATTTGATGAAGATAGAGATAAAGTTGGGTGAACAGTTAGAAGCATTCAATGGTCAACCCGAACAAGTGGTGACCACATTCCTATCACTATCCAGTGAAGAACTCACGGGTGACATCAAAAAGGAAACACCCGTCGACCATGGTAAACTAAGAGGCAGTTGGACTCCAAAACAATCCAAAAACAAGCTAGTAGTAGAAAACACCCGTAACTACGCATTATTCGTAGAAAAAGGTACGGGAATATTCGCATCAGAGGGAAGACACCGCATATTCCCAAAGAACGGGAACGTAATGCACGCTAATATCAAAGGCGATGACGTGTTCTTCACAAACAGTCGAGGACAACCTGCACGGCACATGGCAGAAAAAGGATTCATGACCTACCGCAAAAAAATACCAAAACTATTCAAAACATCAATAATCAAACACGCCAAAGGAGGAAAATAGTTTATGACAGCTTACTACGCAGACCTAGTAACACCACTCGAAGTAATACCACAGAAATTCTGCCAATGGATACAATGCGAGATCACTGAGGATGGATTACTTGAGGAGGTGGATAAGTTCTGTTCCACATTCCGTACTGAGGGAAGCGTACTTAATTATGAAATATGGGTTAGGAAGATGGACTGGACTGTATCCGAGGACACAAGTCAAGTAGTCGGCCGTGACAGTATGGTTACACTTGAGTACCCCTTTGAAGTTGCGATTATTGTTGATATGATAGGGGATGAGGAGGAAAGTGAGCGTAAGGCTATACAGTTGCAGGCTAAGACTATTATGAGCATCTTCAAAAACTATGAACGATTAATCTTCGAGGATGCCAGTATAGGCTACGTGAATTACTTCACACTGGACACGGGTTATAATGATGGAAGTATTAACCCAGTGAATCGTGAGGATGACGTGATTATTAAAGGATTCCAGATAACCCTCAATGTAGATGTGAACTATCTGATGTGTTATCAGAGATACAAGAATGAACAAGGAGGAACATAGAGTATGGGAAACTATATGGGAATCTCCTTCACCGATGAAGGAGACACATACGGAACCAACAAACTATTCACCAAAGAACCAGCATTCTACTGGAGAATAAAAAGCAGTGACGCTGATTGGAACTTCGGCGAATTTGATGATGAAGACCTTGATGAACTCAGAGTAGGATACCCAGAACCAGCCGGAACAGTAGAACTAAGTGGTGCACATATAAGGGCAATGCCAACGGTCATGTATGCACTACTCGGTAACTACCTATTCACAGAAAACTATACCACAGTTGAAGTAAATGGGGAACAGGTTTCCGTGAACATGCACGAGTTCTGGGCAGGAAACGGATTGGAAGTACCGGAATGGTGTGCCAACATGATCTACGAGGTTGGTAATCAGACCATGATAGACGGTGCAGTAATGGATAGCTTTGAACTCAACGCAGGATTAAACAAAACCACAGCTGAATGTGGATTCGTGTACCGTAACGAACAATCCAAAGAGATAAACGTGGAAACCGTAATACAGAACAAGAATATCCTGCAAGCATTACCATTGGTGGGGTATGATTGGACTGTTACACTTACAGTTAATGATGAAAGCCTTAACCAGGAAATACAACCTTGTTTTAACGAGGTTAACATCAGCGTCAACAACAATATCTTGACTGGTGATGATGTAAGATGTCTTGGTAAAGACCGTTACGGTTTCAAGCCTACGATGGAGAAAAGGGAAATAGAAGTAACCGGTAAGATTAAACTCACACCATCTACCTTACCACTTGTAAACACACTCAAGTATAAAGGTAATACTCAAAGTACTGGTGGTTGGAGATACTGGAACAAATGTCATAACATTGACGGAAGCTTAAAGCTTCGTGCTACTAGTTGTCTTGACAGTGCGGAGTGGATTGAGTTCTACTTCCCTAAGGCTGCTATCAACATTGACCCTATTAAGATTGAGGATGGTAATGTTGATGTGGACATCGCATTGAAGTTGTACAATACTAAGAAAGCACCGCTCACACAAAAGGTTGACCCTTCTAATCCGGATAGTGCTTATATTCAGGTGGTTACACCTATGCGTGTGAAAGTGCAGAGTAGGGCTCCAAAGGTACAATAAGGATTGTACAAACAGGTTAGCCTACACTACACCCCTAACCCCCCTAAACTATTTTTTATTTTGAATCAGATTGTCTAAGAGGATGAGAATTATGTCATTTCAAGAATTAATCAAAACAGTACAAAACAAACAGGAAATAACAGTCAACGGCCAAACACTAACCGTCGACAAACTAACAGTAAAAGAATTAGAACAATACAAAAACATTGTAAACCGTGCACTCGGAACCGTCAAAATGGGAATGGGAAACGAACGCAACCTACAAAGTGCCAACATGAACGTTGAACAAGTAAGTGCAGCACAGGACAAGGCAGACCATTATCTTATCCAGTGCAGTTTCAAGGATGAGGAAATCGGTGAGGAAGAGATTGACAAGTTATATGACTTGTACACGCCACTCGTTGAGGCACTAAAACGTGTTAACAACATTAACGAGGCGGATAATGGCCGGTTAGAAAGTGACTTAAAAAACTCTTAGACTCGCCGGAGGGAATGCATTATGCAAGAATGGAATTTTACGGTTATCATGTGTTCGCAGCGGAGTATGGTGATTTGACTCCTGAGCAGGCACTGTTTATTGATATGGGAGTTTCAAAGGTGTATAATGAATTGTTCGGTGAAGATGAAAAAAGTAAGAGGGAAGTTAGCAGGTTAAGGGGTAGGAGTAGAAGACCACGTAAACACTTCTAGGTTTATTGTGGGATGTTCTGTTCCTGCTCCTATTTTTTTTTAGGCATATAAATGATAATGGAGGGAAAAGAATTATGGTAGTAACGGAAACATTACAAGTCATACTAAACGCTAAGGATCAGTTGACGAGTAAGATTAACCAGGTCAACAATGCACTAAGACAAACCGGAACCGCCGCTAACACTGCAAGTGCCAGTGCTACAAGTGCCACCACCAGACTAGGTAATGCATACACACAACTACAGAACAAGGTACGAACAGTCTTCAACAATATTAAGACCACAATCCGTAACAGTACCGCGGGTAAGATAGTTAGTGAGAGCAGCCTCGCTCAGCCGTTTCTTAATGCTGCTGAGAAGATAAGGCAGAAATGGACTAGTATGACTGAAACCTTGAAAAGCAAGATGCAATCGTTAAGGAGTAGCACTAATACTGATGTGGGATTTAATATTAGTCCTGCGGGGCTTGCTACTCTTAACGGGCAGGTTACCACTACTACTGGTAAGGTAACAATGCTCGGGCAGGTAATGAACCGTATAGCGAGTGGAGCTAGTAAGCTGGGTATTAATTTTGGTACTGCATTCACTACTGCGAGCAGTAAGATTGAAACGTTCAAATCTAAGCTTGGTAGTATTGGTAGTAAAATGACAAGCATAGTCGGGGGATTGTCCGGTGTACAGAGTGCTATTATGGGAGCATTCGGAGCAGTGGGAGTAACAAGTCTGTCACAGTTCACCATCGGAGCCGCTATAGCAAGACAAAAACTTAACGCGGTAACAACAAGTATCACTGGAAGCGAAGCCGCTACTAAGAGTTTGAACAAGGCAATAAGTGCAGCTACAAATGGTGGAGTAGTAGGGTTTACTAAGGTGGCTCAGGCAGTACAGCAGATAGGTATCAAATACAACCTCACGAATAAGCAGTTAGAGGCCACTGCACCAGTATTGAATAAGATTGGTACATTGGCACGTGCTATGGGTAAGGATAGTGAAACTGCTGCAACTATTATGAGTAAAGCTTATGATGGTTTGAATGGTAACTTTATGCTCTTACAACGTAATCTTGGTATTACTAAGCAACAGTTACTTGATGCTGGTTGGAGTGGTGCAGCTACTGATGTAGATGGTTATACACTGGCATTGAATAAGGTATTGGATACTAAGCCGGAGATGCAGGAATACCTGAACAGTTACGAGGGACAGATGGAACGATTACGATTTGCTATACAAGGGGTAGGTCGGCAGATAGGTGAAATATTCCTGCCAATCCTTAATATGTTGCTCGGAACGTTCCTTGACTTGCATCAGAAATGTCCATGGCTTACTACTGTTATTGTAGCACTCGCTGTTGGTATTGTGGGATTGATTAGTGTACTAAGTGTGTTGGCTCCTATTATTATGATGATAGTAGAGTTACATGAAATGGAGGCATTCGCCACACTAGCTGCTTACTGGCCTTACCTGCTCATAGCTGCTGCAATACTGATAGTAATTGGTATATTATTATACCTATACAACACGAACGAGGGCGTACGTAACACCATGAACAAAATCGGAGAAACAATCCGAAACGTATTAATCAAAGCATGGAATGAACTACAGAAAATAGTACAACCCCTCGCCACAACATTCGACCACCTCAAACAAGTACTAGGCAGACTAGCCAAACAATTACTAGCAGCATTCGGAATAACAGGAGATGCAGCTGATAACTTTGACTGGCTAAGTGCAGTGATAAAAGGCTTAGGATTAGTCTTAGAAGTAATAGTAACACACTTAGTTACAGTGGCAGAAGTCATAGCCTCAATAGTAGTACCAGTCATCAGCTTCTTAGTGAATGTGGTTGCGAACTTGATCAACTTCTTTGTATCACTTGGTGAGGCATTAACGCTTCTTAGTCAGGGTGATGTGATGGGATTCCTTACCGTACTCGGTGAAGCATTATCCACATTCATCATGGACACAATAACAAATTTCGGTCAAATGTTCCTAGAGATATGGAACAACCTTAACCTCATATTTGGTGGCGTGCTCTCATCCGTGTGGACTTGGCTTGTTCAACTTATCACGGCCATGATATGGGGTGGTTGGCAGATGGTAATAGGATTCCTCATGTGGATTGCCTCATTACCTGGACAATTCTGGAATTACCTGGTCATGTGTTGGAATAACTTCCTGAACTGGGCAGGTCAAATGATAGCCAAAGCCTCAGAAGCTGGTAACAAAGTAGTAACCGATTTCATCAAT